TAATTGTAAAAGACATAGGTATCCTGTGTTCCAATAGCAGGAGTTGAGCCTACTACGGAGGCATCATACTCAGCAGTCATTATTCTTTTAAATTGCTTTTTTACTATGAAGCTATCACGATTTACGGGAGTATTATAATCGGCAATTGTGCCTAAATACGGCTGCGCAGGTTCTAAGATTGTATTGTAGTTCATCATAGCAGAAGTGCCTGTGATGAAACTCGCATCATTGATATTCTTTTGTCGCATAATCATATTACGCACCAAAATTCTACAATTGAGAGCATTTGCGACGGGAAATTGAAGACGATAGTATCCTCTTATTACAATCTTTTTTAAGGTAATTTTATTACCAATTCTTTCAGTTTCGTTAGTGCCCTGCTGAATGTTTGAGAGTATCTGTAATTGATTAGTCAACCTATTAGCAGATGTAATTCCTTCACGGATATCAGTTGATGCGAAAGTGAGCGGTGTTCCCACCTTCAACTCCCTTTGCGGATTGATAACCGACAACACACGACGAGCAAACGACATTTTAGGTTGTTTAGAACCTTTACGAGAGCGCTTACGATTTCTTTGAAAACCCTTTTTGGACATTCTATAACATAGCCGTAGATTTTAATTTGCCTAAATTAAACGCAATTAAAACTACTTAAAGAAATTATATATACCTATGTTATAAATGGCTGACCCTGATTTAGAGATATTAGAGACGGAAGAAGGGGGTAATACTATTAACCCTTCTTCCTCTCCCAAAAAGCAATCCTTACAGCATCTCCATCACACTTTTACTTGGAACAACTATCCTATTGAAGCAATAGAGATATTGATTGCGTTATTCAATCATATTGGATATGACTATGTTTTTCAGGAAGAAAAAGGTGAGAGCGGAACGCCTCACTTACAGGGAGTGGTATCCTTGAAGAAGCGTATGAGATGGAGTGAATTTGGATTACCGAAGGATATACATTGGGAGTGTGTTAAGCACGTCCCGCTTTGTTATGAATATTGTAGTAGAGCATCCAAACGCTTTGGAAAGTGTTGGTCTCTCAAATATCCCATTCCATTAAAGTTGAAAATCTTGGCCGAAGCTAACTTTACTGCGTGGGAAACTGATGTGGTTCAATTCCTAAAAACCGAGCCAGACGATAGGACTATTTGGTGGTTATGGAGTGCGAACGGGGGTATTGGAAAAAGCACCTTTTGTAAATACCTTGCTTATACTTTTAACGCTGTTCTCTGCGGAAAAGGTCAGTATAGCGATATCATTAATATAATGTTTAAAGCTAATATGGATAAAACCAATGTTGTCGTTTTTGATTTGCCCCGCAACAATGGAAATAAGATTTCCTACTCTGCTTTGGAAGCCATAAAGAATGGCCTCATAGTTAACACAAAATACGAAACAGGCTCTAAACTTTTTAATTCGCCTCACATAATCGTCTTCTCTAATATGGCGCCAGACACGGATGCTATGTCGTTGGATAGGTGGGTTATTAAATGTTTGGACTAATCAGGTATTTAATGCTGATCCCTGCGTGATCTGCATTAAATTATATAGAAATATTGGGTTTGTTGGGGAGGAGATTATTTCCTAAAATATCATCGTCATACAGCGCCCCTATGGTCGCATCTGTCGATTTCCTTTTTCGGTCTCTCCCCAAGGGTGAGAGAGCCCTCAAAAGTCAATCGTCATCTGCGCCCATACGGGCTTCAATGACCTTTTTTCGTGCGTCTTCACAGCCAAGTTTGGTTAATCATCAAAGAAATATGGGGTAGCTGTAAAGTTGAATCCAACTATTCCAGTAGCGAGCGGTATACCAGAGCCTAAATATGAAGCTGAATGAGCAAGGAAGTATGGGAAATCCTCAGGAAAGGTTGAACCCGCAGTGCGGTAATTCAACTGCTTTCCTTTTCCAAAGGTCATTGTGTAATTGTAAAAGACATAGGTATCCTGTGTTCCAATAGCAGGAGTTGAGCCTACTACGGAGGCATCATACTCAGCAGTCATTATTCTTTTAAATTGCTTTTTTACTATGAAGCTATCACGAT